CCGTTGCCACGGGTTCAGGGGACGAGAACGCGAAGGGCGTTGAGGAGGAATAGGTAGATGCCATTTAGGAAACTGACTCAGGAATGATGGACAGCCAGCGATTTGAAAATGAGGGGTTTGCACTAACCCCCACTTTCTAGTACTGCATCTTCAGAACTTCCGACGCCGTGAGGCCCGTTTTCCGAAATAGATTGGAACCCTGGCTATTACCACCGAAGCTCGAACCCGAAATTCCAGTCAACGCAAGGCCAAAGTCCGCGTCGGACGTTGCCGCCGCACCGAACTTCACAGATGCAAAGGCAAACACGCTCGCACTTACCGTCCAAGACAGCACAGCGCCAGCGCTAATAACATAATCGCCAGCGAGCGGAACTGTCACCGATGGCCCAACGGTCGCGAGGTCAACATACGCCGTTGAAGTCGTGCTCTCTGTCGTGACAATCTCGTTATAGAGTGGCGGACCACCAACGAAATGCCACAGCCCGGATGATTGCTTATACATGAACTGCCAGACAACATTGCCGCTTACGGCATAAGCGGCAAGCTGACCGTCCTCGGGATTGACCGGCAGGGCGCTGCTCGGCGCGGGGTTCGCATCAATTAGCGCGCGAGAGAGATAATCGAAATTCTGCTGACAGTCCGGCAGCTTGACGACCGGATAGGGCGGCTTCCACCGCATTTAGTCTGCCCTTCCTATAATCTCGAATTCCACCGACTTGATAACGTCTGCCGCGTTTGTGACAGCCGCATCAGCGGGGACGGACACCGAAAGCGAGGCTGCTCGTGCTAGCCCAGATGGACCGGTGCCAAAGATGCGCACCTGACCATTTGTCGGCGACTGTGAGCGCGTCCAGAGGGTCGCGCCCGTTTCGTCCTTGAGGGTTAGGGTGTGTGACCCGGAGAACCCGGTTCGGACCGCCACACTACGAATACGAGTGCGGGGAATAGGACCCGCCAGGTTGATGTACGGAAGCTGAAACGACGGATTGAGTCCATCAGTCGCAGTCTGGACGAAAACATTCCGCAGAACCGGATTATGGGAGCCAATGTCGTCATACAACGCCCAATGCGTATGGTTCAGCGTGTTATATCCCCACGAGATAGGCGCATTGCCGTTGACAGCATGTAGCGAGCTTTCCCACCACGAATCGCTCGGGATGTGGTATCGGAAGTGCCTGTCCGTATTCAGATGGAAGGCAAGCTCGTACCAGTCATCGTGGTAATACCCGACCGCATTCCGGCGCTGCTGCGCAAGCTGCCGCGCCATCACTGAGCCAAGACCCGACGAAATCGTCTTGACGCTTGCGGCGTCGGCAAGATGCACCTGGCCGTCCTGACCCAGAAAGATGACGCCATACGGCGTTGACACAGCCGAGTCATGCGAGAGGGTGCCAATCGTGTTCGACAGAACACGGTTAGCGCCAGTATCAAGGTCGTAAACAAGGAAGGTCTTACTCTGCTTGCCGACCAATAGATATGGTCCAAACGGGACGATGCTGACGATAAGCTGCCCGTCTGCGCGATCAAGCTCAACGAAATTGGTTGTCGTCCAGCTATTCGGATCATCCGCATCTGACCACTTCAGCATATTGCCGCCGTTCGTGCCATACAAACGGTTATTGGCGTATACGAGAGGTCCACCGGAAGACGGAAGCGTCCCCGTGGAGGCCGTCCACGCCGCAATATTGCCGACGCCCTGCCATTTGAAGCCCTCCGTAGAGAACACCATCGGCGTACCGCTGCCGTCGTCACCGACCGCCATACAGGCCAACCCCGGGGGACTGGAGAGCGCAACGGCTCCCCCCGTAATGTCAGACACGCTGCTGGTATTCCAGTTCCATGCCCACACCTTGCCCTGACCACGGACCACGACAAAGCCAAAGGAAGTTGGCGTGAGCGTGAATTGGATACCACGGGCAAACAATTCCGTGGACGGCGACGTCATACCGGTCCACGTCGAATTTCGGTCGTTGCCACCGAACGCCATAGAGAGGCCGCGCCCCTCCACGCAATACATGTCCTTGACGGCCTCTAGTCCAATGTTCGCCTCCCGGACGTAAGGCACGTCGATCTTCAAGCCCTGCGAGAAATTGTCGAACTTCAGGATGCGGCTTCTGGTCTTCACTAGAAGTCACCCCACGTGCCGGGAACCTGACGCGGCTCGCGGGCCTGAAACTGAACATCGGTAGCCATCAGCGCGAGGTCGCGCTGAAATTCCTGCATGAAGAACTGCGACATGGTTGCGTCATCTTCGGACCGATAGGCCCGAGAAAGCGCGTAGGAAATCATGACGAAGTGATAATCAGCGGGCAGCGCCGACACGTCGGAATCCGCCGACATGTCCGTGGGCCGACTCCAATAATCCAGCGTCAGTGTGTAGGCATTGTCCGGTACGGGACTAAGCAGAATCCCTGCGTTGGTCAGCGAGTAGGAATCGGGGCGGTCCAGATAATCAGCGCCCTCGTTCCGCACAAGTAGCTCATCGGGGTCCTCAGAGAAGTGGAGCTTGCGCGGATATTCCTCGTCCACAATCCCGTTCATACGGATAAAGCCGCTCGGCAGGCTGGCGGTAGCCGTGCCTGCCACCGTCGTGACGGTGGACGTAACCTCCAACTCACGGATTTGCAGGCGGCGAGCGATGATTGCCTGGGCCTCGTTCAGCCACGTCTTCACGCGGCTCGTGTATGACGTAGCGTCAAACCCGTGATCTAGTACCTCTGTGTAAAGCGCGCTGAACGTTGCCATTTACTTGTGCCCCAGCTTCTTGCCGTGGGCCGCAGCCGAGTTGAACTTATGCGCGCCGTACTTACGACGGCCAATGGCGGCGGCGAGAGCGGCGGGGTTCGTGACACCCTTTTCCTTGGCGAGCTTGGCGGTGAGCTTCTGAAACCCGATGTAACTCATTAGATATTCCGCTTGAACGTTGGATTAGCCTTCTTATTCAGAACGACGCGAGTGCCGTCCGAATAGAAATGGACGACATTGCCGCTCTTGGTAGTGCCCGACTGGTACTGCTTGCCGAACCGCGACCCAAAGCTGATGCGCGACGGCTGGTTATTCGTGCTACGGGTGGGGGTGAGAACGTCCCCGTACTTATTCCGCACCATAGGGGCGGAGCCGGGACGCGGAGTCGGGCCGGTTGTACCGGCCATCTTGGAAACGAGTGCCTTTTTAGGGTTGTAGTCGCTCATTTAGCGCCGCGAGGGAAAACGTCAGGAACAATGATTGAGTCCTTGATCCCCATTTCCTTGCGCATGGCGTGGTACAGGCGCTCGGCGTAGGGACCGACCTTCTGAGCAAATTCGTAATCGTTCTTCTTGTCGGCTTCCCTGTCGATGCGATCAAGCTCGGCAGCGAAGTCGTATTCCGGATGAGCGATCTTCATGACGCGCTCAACAAGCCGACCATCCGGCGCACCGTTCGTCTTGGGGTCCCAAGTGGTGACCAAATGCTCGATTTCGGAGTCATTGGGGCCGCGTAGAATTTGATAGACCACGAAATACTCGCCAAACTCGTTCCACGCGAGTCGGAGCGAGGTATCAATCTCGCGAAGACGCTTCGCAATATCGAAGGCGTCGTGATCCACAAAAACCACACGACCCCGCCGCCCCTTCTGAATCTGGGGCAGCGAGGCCGGAGTGATTTCCATTAGACGGCAGCCGATCCCTTGCCGATGGCCGTGAACTCCATGATGTAGTTCGCGGTCGCGCCAGTGAACGCAGTCAGCGCCGTACCGGCGGTCGGTGTGGCAGGCGCGGTATAAAACGCGACCTTGTTATCGGTGTGATCCCACTGAGTAACGAGGCCGGTCGTCTGACCGGCAACGTAGGCGTTGCCCAGATTCACGTTGTCAAGCTCGTTCTCAAGCCCCAGCGCAGAAGCCGCGAGAGCGTCACCGCCAGCCGTGGGCGTACCCGTGCAGGCAATAGAGCCGACAACCATCTTGCGGTCCCCAATACTGAAGACCTTTCGCTTTGTAACGGTGAAAGTAACAGCCATATTTCTCCTAGGTCACAGACGGGGTGGCATCGCAGCCACCCCGTCATGTCGTGACATTTACTAGGCCGGGTTGTCGTCCGTGCCGTTCTTGATCTGGCCGTTGCGGTTCGGGGCAACGCAACCGAGGGCCGCGTACCACTTGAACCACGCCTGCCAGACCGAATCGAACTGACCGGCGGTGCTCGACGGCTTCAGATGGAAAATCTGGCCGTCGCGCGACTCCAGGAAGCCAGGACCGGCCTGCTGGAACCACTTCAGGGACGCCTTGTTGATGCCGAACGCATAACCCTTCGGGCAGTCGTCGTCGGACACAACCGGAATCTCGTTGACCATGATGGCCGTGTAGCCACCGTGGACGCGGACATTCTGCGCGTCGTTGAACCGCTTCTGCGACTGATACGTGTCAGCAAGACGCCGACGCATACCGCGCGTGGTGAGGAAAACGTCAACCTCACCGTTGCCGTTGGCACCGACGTTATCGGCAAGCTGCTCGTAGGTGGACTCACCCACGACCGTGCTCGCGGCGTCGATAACCTCGCCGTCCCAATACTCATTGCCCGCCGTGGACGAGTCAATGCTATGGAGCGTGCGGCTCTCGTCGGTGATGTTACGCAGACCGTCCATCTCGTTGCCGTAAGAACCGGCGATGTAAAGGCCATACGTGGTGTCGATGGAGCCAGCCGTGCCGCCGAAACCGGAGACAGTGACCGTCTTGGCCGACACGTCGCGAGCCGTGACCGTCATGCTCACGTCACCGGCGCTGGTCGCGCCAGTGGACTTCACCAGGAGGGCAACCGGGTCGCCAACCTGAACGTACTGCACGTCATTGGAGGAGGTCATCGTAATAACCGACCCCGACATGGACGTGACATTGCCGAGAAGGCCAGTACCGTCGCCAAAAGCCTGACGGTTCATGTCCTTCTTCATGTCCTGGGCAACGCCCTTGGACTCGGCTTCCATGAGGGAAACGAAAGCGCCCTCATTGCGCTTGGTAGCCTCAATCGAGGCGTCAGACAGTTCGATACCGTAGTTGTGATACCGAATATTGATGATCGCGTCATCCCATGCCTGCTGACCCGCGACGGCAAGCGTGCCGCCATCGCCAATCGAGCCACGGCCACGGTTACGGTTCTTGTGAACCGGAACCACGGCGCGACGGCCCGTGTGGTCGATGTGGTCGGAATCCCGCTGAAGCTGGTCCAGAAGGTAGGTCTTCTGGTTGATCTGCTCCACAATGGGACCGACGTACAGGTCCTTCAGGATGGCATCCGCAGTAGTGAGATTCTGGGTAGCCATTCTCTATTTGTTGTCGGATTGCTTACGTAAACTGCAATCCGTTCCGAAATTTACTGACGACTCTGCGTCAGGCGCTCACGCGCAGCCGCAGCCGCGTCCGCAAAGGACACGATGGCCTCCGGCTTGGTCGAAGCAGAGCCTCCAGAATTAGCCGGGGGCGGAGCCTCCGACTTCTTCTCGAAAATGCCCTGCTCGGCACGGCTCATGAGAGCCTGATAATCAGCGAAACCACGCTGCACCGCATCCTGCCCGTCATACCTCAGAGCAAAAGTGCAAATGGCATCAGTGTCCGCGTCGGTCAGGCCGGGATTCGCCTGCTTGATCTGCTCAAGCTGGGAATTCACGAACTGCGCAGCCTGCGCCTGCGCCTGCTGCTCCTGAAACGACTGCATGAACTGACTGACCTGCTGCATCTGCTGCTGCATCTGCGTGACGGTCTGGACGAGCGGGTCGTTCGTGTCATACGCGCCGCC